GAATAACATTTGGAAAGATGAGTTAGATCCGAAGCAGGTTCCACGTTTAACTACTATGATTTTACGTAAGCAGTCTATTTGGCGGATGGCTTTTGGTAGAGTCAAGGGCCGTCTCCCTGTTGTTGCGGCGATGGCGAACTTGTTTCCTAGGAAGTTTACATCTGCTGTTCTTAAGACTTCACGTCGAATTTCTCCTCCTGAGTGTTTTAAGGAAGTTATTCCTTTGATTCCTGAAGCTCTTGATCACATGTATCGTTCAATGAAGGTTGGTCCTTTTCGTTGTCAAGAGGCAGCTATTAATTTGGATTCGTTGAAGTCCATGTATATGGGTGCTTCTTCGGGAATTAATGATGGACCTAAATATACAATTAAGGAGGGGGTTGATATACCAATAAAAGTTTCACCAGAAGGAAGGAAGTTAGAAACATTAGAACAAGATTTGGATGCGATATTGCATTTCTTTAGAACTGGTGAAGAACCTCCTATTTATTGGAATTATCAACCTAAGGATGAAAATCATATTGATTTTATGAAAGCGATGGATGATAAAGAATATTCGGAGTGGTGTGATAAGTTACGTATTTTTGTTATTCCGAACTCTTTGTTTATTCGACTTGAGCACCTAGTTTCCCTCGTCCGTCGTTTAAAAGAGGTTGGTTGGGTTATTCAGATTGGTTGCAAGTGGTCTCGTGGTGGCATGGATCGCTTGGCTCGTTGTCTGGGTATTGATCTAACTTCTTGTTGGGATCCTTCTTGTTCTGGTGGTGATGTGAGGAATTTTGATCAGAGTGTTTATGAGTTCTTTTTGAATCTCTATGATAGTATGACGTTGATTTATGAGCGCCAAGGTACTCCACAATATGAGTTAAAAGAGCGTATTTTGCGCTTATTAATAAAAGCGAATATAACACGTGTTACTCATATTATTGCTGACATTTGGGGAGTGATAGTAGGACAAGTGGCTTCAGGTCGCTTGCAAACTTCACACGCAGATAGTTGGATAATGGCTGCTTATTTTTTTTTATTTGCAATCCATACTATTCATATGGCAGATTTTGATATTCAGCCAAAACTTGAAGATCACTTTGTCAACAAAGTTCGTTTTGTTGATTATGGTGATGATAATCAGTGGAATAAAGGTATGGGTGAATATTCTCACTATTTTGCTGGAACGGCGTTTGCTGCGTGGTTGTGGAAGTATTTGGCAGTAGAATACCGAAATTTGGAAGATGGTTTTTCGTTCTGTTCTCGTCAAAAGCATGGCCATCTTACTCATCGTGGGATGACTTTGTTAAAATATCAAGCGGTGATGAATCCGAATAAATCTGAAGGTCAAGCCATTTTTTTACCATTTCGTGAGACTAAGGAATTTATGGTGCGATGTGCTTGGGGAAGAATATCCAAGCCGAGGGATCCGATTGACATTATGTCTTCTTGTATTGGTCATGCATATGGGACTTATGGTTCTAATCCTGATGCTTATAAGGCTCTCTTATTTTTATTTGAGTCCATGATGTGTGAATGTCGAAATTCTGATGGTACTCCCATGGATTTGAATCAGATTTTATCGAAAGCGACAAAAAAATTTTCCTATAGAGATCTTCAACATATCCGTCAATATGGAATTACTTTGAATGAGTATGCTGCAGGTTTTCCAAGTTGGGAAACTTTACAAAAGAAGAATGTGGTTGATTGGATCTATCAAGATATTACCCATGACGATGTAGTTTTTTCTGAG